GTTTTTTTTTTTTTTTTGTTTTCGGACCGTGATGAGGTGTTACCCTCTATTACAGCCAAGTGACGAGATTTCCCCATCCTTCTTGGCAACCACTACCTACACACGAATCGCTAGGTGTTCCTTGAATCTACTCACCTGCGGGGATACCCGTTTTCATTTTTTATTAAGGTGAAGCAAACGGAGAGAAAATCGTAAACCTATTACGCCACACCAGGCAAACCATCACACTCAATAACTGCAAAGCTAACTTTCCCAGAACTGCCTACAGCAGTCGTGGTGAAAGCATAAGTTGCATTGGCTGCGTCGATGCGCAGATATTCAACAAACCCAAAATCGCCAACGGCAGCGCCAGAGTACTGGGCTCCGCCTGTCAGGCGCGTACAATTGGATCGTGTCACTGTGCTCAAACCGACAGCGCCAGCGTAACCGGTGCAGAAATAGTGAATCATGAAATACCCGGAAGAAAGAGAAGAAGGAAAAGAGAAGATTGTCCCCGTTATGTTGATGGCTCCAGCCAGTGTGTTGGGACCAGACTGCGCACAATTTGCCAATGGTTGAGTTCCGCTGTAGGACAGGCCAACATTAATGAAAAAATCCTGCCTCAGCTGAGGAATAATTGTTGGCACCAGCACGCCACCTTCCTAGATAACATTGGTGATTGGCATGATAAATGCCACAGGCTGTGACGCAGTTGCTATTGTTGCAACTGTCGCGAGCATCTGGTTGGCTGTTTCATGCAGCGCATCGGCAAGTGTGGCAAAAGCCACATAAATGCCGAGCGTTGCAGACTTTGCCAAATAGACAAGCGCATTTTTGCCTATGACTATGCCAGCCGCAACCGTGGTGAGCGCTGTTGTAAGCTGCACCACGATCACTTCGTTCCCAGGGATGACGAGTGAGCCGGTTGTTGCGTCACGGAACACAAACTGAAGAGCGGAGCCAATGCCAACTCCGGTTTGGGACTGCAGCACAAGGTTTTGAAACACTTGTGAAAATTGTCTTGCGATTTCGTCGTCGTTGTTTCCTCGGAACTCGAGGTCATACTCGAGCCAGAACTGGCCAGTTTGCCCAGTCAACGCAGCGCCAGAAGATTGATTTTGGCACTGACCAAGCACTGCTCCGTAGACCGTCCCTGCAGAGGACAGCCTCGAAATGAGGCCTGAAAAATTTGTCTGTGAGCACACCAGCCACTCGTCGCCGTTCCACTCACCTGCCCTGATGATGTCCATCTCCCACGCAGCGCTGATCATCCCAGTGACCACCTTGTCTTGCTCAGACATGACGGTAAGGTCAAAACTTGGGACGTATGTTGCGCTGGTTGAAGAGTCCACCATCAATTTGGACGGGTCGCGGGTGTATGCGAGAATGTAGTTTCCATTTGCGAAAGAGCCTGTGGTTGGCACATAACGCAATTTGATCGACCGAGGACGCCACTCAGAAAACAACGATGCCAATGTGGCAAGCCTGTTGTTTCCAAGAGAAAGTGGCGTTATAGGGAGACCAGGAACGACCGGAGCACCAGCAAGAGTATTCATGGCTGCCCCTCCAAAAGTTGTCGTGGCATCCAGGCTAGGCTGGAGCCAATTCGGCAGGAGGTGGCAACCACTCTCACGGTGCATTATGAGTGGCGCGTTCCTTTTGAAACTAAGACTGTTCTGGACGTTCGCGGTGAGGCGCGGCACACTTGCGACAGTATAGCCGCCCTTTGCGCCGCGAATCGAGACGTTTCCGCCCGTCCCATTTTGATTACGGGAGCGTCGTCGTCTTGCTCTTCGCGGTGGAGCTCCATTTCTCTCAGCAGGGCCGGCCGTGCGTCGACCGTTCCTACGACTTGGAACTCCTCGTTCTTTCCTTCTTTGACGTTGTCGTCTGCGCGCTTCTTTTGTCTTAGCCATTGCATCGTGGAGTTTTAAAGCGGCTTCGTATTTAACCATTGGACCGCTTTCTGCTCCAGAATAATGCCAATGCATGTAGGCATCTGAATGGTCTAACTTCAATTGTGTCGCCCGCGCAGGAAGATACTGTCGCAGCTCAAGCAATTTTCCCAGAAGCCTCGCTCTCACTTTCTTGTCTGGCCAATTCATCATGTAGACACCGTAACATCTCTGGTACGCCATCTCAGGTGTTCGATCGGTCAGTTTTGAGTGCATCAACCTGGCTATTGATTTGCCAGTTTGGTGGAGGGGCAACCTCTTCCGAGAGTCCTCCTCGACGATTGTTGCCGTCGAAAGAAAGCTCAAAGCAGTTGAGG